TACGACGCTCGCTAAACTTCTTTCAAAGAGTTTTTTTCTTGTGCCTGATTCAGTTTTCTAACCAGCGTATTTACTTGTGCAGTAAGGACTGCATTTTGTGCAGTTAAATCTGCCACTTTATCTGTAAGTATCGCTACAACTTCTGAAGCCTCTACTTGTATATCTTTTGCTATATTGATTCTATCCACTTTCCCACCTCCTGACTTGGTACACTAATTTCTTTATATCCGGGAGTGAACTGTCTCAAATTATGATTATACACGCTCACAGTTCCAAAATCTTCTAAATCCTCATCAATTTCCGACTGAATTGAAAAGTCTAATACTTCAACTTCCACTTCTTGTTCAACGGCAATATTCTCTACGCAATTAAAAACAGATCCGGCAAGAGCATCTGCCATATCTTTTGAACCACCAGATGGGTGATCTATTTTATTGTTACTAAACAATCTAAGCTTAAGAAGTTCTTCATTGACCAATATTTGATTCCAATAACCTCTTAATCTTGTATCGTATATAGCAGTCATTAATGTATCATAATCACTCTTCTTAACGCTGTGGAAATCAGATGCGATTCCTTGAGCTCTCAAACTCTGAATCATTTCAATTGATTGCCATCTATCAAATGTAACTTTAGCTACATCAAATTTTCTACACAAATCAACTATCATTTGCCTGACAGATGCAAAATTAATTTCTTCACCGGGTGCTGCTTCCCAAGAATGTAATAGATCAACATTAATCACCGGAAGCTTTTCTACACCCATAGAGGTTTTTACTTCTTTAAATCCTGCGCAATGTGTCATACATAATGCCGATCTGTCTCTTTTAAATCCTAAGTCAACATGTATAAACCTTCTATGACCATCTGCATTATTAAACCATTTATGATAACGACCATCTTCATCCACCGGATTGTCTGCATACATAAATGCTTTTCTAACTAAATCTTCATCTCTAAAATATGCGTCTTCCATTGTTGGTGGTTCACATTCAAATCTTGATGCAGCTTCTATAGGATTTCTTACATATTCAGATTCAAGATCTGATCTTTTAATTGTTGGATTCACTTCCCAAGTTGCTGCTTTTATATACCAAGTTTTAGGCTCACTTCTTTCTTGAGCACCAAAATATCTTTGTTGAATAAAATCCCCCTTATATCTTGGGAATGAAAGTAAGATAACCTTTCCGACTTCCGGGAATCTTGACATTACAGATAGCTTACTCATATTATAGATCGCAGAGGCTGAACCTTTAGCTCTTGTATCACCCTTTAATTCTGTATCTGTTTTAAATGCAGAGATTTCGTCTAACACTATTGTTAAAACTTCGTAACCTTCCCAGCCTTCACTTTCTGAGTGACCGGAGAATAGTCTTACAGGTCTAGAAAAGAAAAATATTTCTGACACTCTGGGTTCAAATCCAACGCTATTAAAATACGGAGAGCCAAGTAATAGATTCTTTAAAGGTTCGAAAAAAACTCTTTGAGCCTGCTGTGCGTTTACGGCAAGATTCAATAGGTCAACATACACCCCATTTGCTTTACCATAGTAACTGAGAGGATCACGCAAACAATGTAGCAAATATGCCGTGTATGCGATTGAAATTCTGCTACAATGGTCCTTCCCGGAACCTTTACCTAACATACAAATTACTTCATTATCTGTATATTTCTTATAGTATTCGAGACCATCATGTTCACCCATAAGCTTTTGCAAAGTAGGCAGTTTAAAGATTTGCGTACTATGTCTTACTATTTCAAGCTGTATGGGAGACAATGGCGGAAGACCAAGATATTTCTTTTCTTGTACGAATGTTTCAATTGGTACAGGTTGTTCCATCAATTCATCTTGCCTAAGCAATCTATCAAAATCTGCAAATTCCAAATTTATTCCAAGATATTCAGACATAATTATTTCACCAAATATACCATAAAGGCAGCAAAACCAGTTCTCAAATTCTGGTACTTTGTCATAAAGGCATCAAAACCCGTTCTCAAATTCTGAGCAAGGGTATAAAGGCAGTAAAACCCGTTCTCAAATTCTGACATAAAGGCTTCAATTCTAGCTCTCAAATTCTGGCTCCTCATGCTCCACCACTTCTTGACTATCACCGGACAGATCGACACTTTCTCCCGACATAATCTCAAAGGCTATTTCTAATTCCCTTCTAACTTCCTCTGCAATTGATGGATGCTTCGCAATAACATCTCTAAGGATTTTAGAAAGAATCTGATTGACATTCTCTGCTTTTTGCATTCTTGCAATATATTCGCCATCGGCTTGATTTCCACCGAGCAATTTATGCAACTGTGCTTTTTTAGATGCGATCTCCCCAGCTAATTTAATCGCCTGTATTCTTGCAGCGACCATTCCATTGTCAGTTGCAATATTAATAGTTTCCCAAGCCTCTTTGCTTAACTGATCAAACTCCTGCAATGCTTTAACTGTATTGAATTGAACTCTTTCAAGAAAATATGGATCATCCTCAACAGTTTTATTTAATATTCTTTTGTATTCATCAATATAATCTTTTACTTCATTAATTTTAAGAGCCATTAAAGCAGAAATTTCTCTATTGCTATATCCCTTAACATGAAGCAATCCGACCTGCTCCACATCTTTAATTTTATCTATTAAACTTTTTTGCTTAACTTGTTCGATATCTGACATAATCTTTCCTTATATTCAATACTGACCTTTTCCCAGGTAAAATTTTTGTGAACGTACTTAGCGCCATCAAAAGTATTCAATGCAACTTCATCATAGTTGTTTACAACATATAACATTTTATCACATAAATCATCGAAATCTGGCTCAGCCCACTCTCCGCACCCCTCATATATTCCAGTCATATTTTTACTTCCCCATTTAAACCCTAATGGTACGGATAGGTGTGCAAACTCAGTACATGCCGTAGCGTTAGTACATATTGTAGGTATACCTAATGCTATGCCCTGAACCGGCAGCAGCCCCCAGCCCTCTCCGCTAGTTGGATAAAGAACACAATCTGATCTTTTATATATGGATGCAAGATCAGATTCACTAACTTGCCAATCAATAACCTCTATCCTTGGATGCTCGCTTAACATCATTTTCATTTCCAGAGTGTCATTATAAATCCTTGCATCTGGCGGTCCATTTGATTTATATATAAGCTTAAACCTTTCATCATGACCAAATAACTTTAGAAAAGCATTCACTGCGATCTGAGAATTCTTCCTGGTGGATGGGGAACCAATGCAAAGAAAAGTAAATGGCTCCCGTGCAAGCTTCCTAGGCATATCCGGAAGTGTATAGATTTGATCATTTATCCCCAATTTAAAGTCATATACAGGTATTTGCACACCAGAGTTTATAAATACTTCTCTAGCCCATCTAGATGTTGTCCAAACCTCATCTGCGCTATTTAATGCATCTAGCCATTGATAAGGAATCCTAGATGTCTCCCAGTATGTGAAGCAAACATTGTAGCCATTTTTTTTATTAAACAGAATTGGCAATGCATTATGGATATAAATGTCAGCATCTTTTTCAGATTTTTCATACAATATTCCAATACCCATGCTAGCTAATTTGCCAACCTCAGCCGAATCCTCTTCGACCGGGCTGGTTGCATTGTGCTCAATAATAGAAAAATCTTTTTTAAGATTATTTTTTAAATACCCAGCTGCATCTGAGTATCCTTCTGATTTATTGGGTACTATCGCTGTTGTCCACTGTATTTTCATCTATGTTAAATCCAATTACACCACCAGCAGCTGCAGCTTCTTCTTTAAGCCTTGGCAGTGGCAAACCATGCACCTTCGTGTACTCAACTCTGTAGTTGTACCATCCCTGAACGGCTCTCCACATTTTGTCATCTGTGTTTTTAGCCAATTCTTCTAATTCCTCTGTTGAAATTAAAAAGCTAAGAACACCTAATGGCATATAAACAACTACATCGTAATTTGAATCTTTATCTTTAGCGTACTTCTTCATTAAAAATTGAAATTGCCTAACAAGATCTTCAACTGGCTCACCGGCGTAAAAATCTATATTGCCATAAGCATTCCTAATTCGTGGACAGTAATCATCAACACCGGCTATTGTTCCAAAACTTCTACACACCATTGGTCTATATCCATAAATAGAGCAACCATTTTTATAGAATGCACACCATCTCTCTGTCTCACCGCCAAACTCCCAACTAGTGTCATTCATTGCCTCCTTTAGAGAAGATACAACGCTATCAAACCACTCTTTTGCAAATTGCTCGCCTTTATTTTCTAGGTGAAGATAGTATTGTTTATTTAAATTGTATGCAATATTCGCACACTCAGCCATATGAATGGTGATGCCAATTTTACAACATTTGCCAGAGCCAAGACATTTGTATTGAGTTTCATTTTGCTTTGCTTCAAGAACACGAACTTGATTGTACAACATATCAAGTTCACCAAAAATTGCAATATCAGTTAATGCCACTTTTCTCTGCATTATCTTCTTTTAAGACCTTTCTTTTTTTGTTGTATTTCTTTTCTTTTCTGCCGCTTTCTCTGCTCTACTTGCTTTTGCATTGGAGATTGCGGTCTACGCTTAGCTGTAGATGCAAGATTTCGACCCTTGCCTCTAAATCTAAGGAGATCGTATTTTTCACACCAGTTATACAAGCCCTGTGGTGTTATTTCCATGTTATAAGTTTGCTTTAAAAGTTTTACAATGTCAGTAAGATTCATTCTCTTACGAACATAATGCTCATAAAGCCAGCTTTTATCTTTGTACGGTTCTAGTGCCATCTTTCCTCAACATTAAATAATACCATAGACCAATACCGATTGCGTCAACAATATCATCATCTTTCAAGTCATCATCAAGCATTTCAAAATAACCAGTGATGATATCTCTAACCCTATCTTTCCTTTCTTTTTTTCGACTTGCTTCTGTTAGCAAATATTCTTTATCGTCTTTAGAAAGATTTTTATAGCCTACTCCACGCTTCCATATCATTGGATTTATATCTATAACTTTTGAGCAATAACCCTGAGCAATACCCCATGAGTAACCTATGATGTAAGAAATCACCCTGCTGGTTTGAAAATTTTGAATATATACTGATTGCTCTATTACGCAATGATTTGGCTTGTACTCTTTACATATCTCAGCCAACCCATCATTTATTGCTTGAAATTTAATATGCATTTCCGGGGACTTGGGGAATTTTATTTTTCCGCATTTTATCAATCGAGGTTGTTTTAATCCGATCTCTATAACAGCCCAACCAAGAGAGTGTGATGATGGATCAATTGAAAGAACTTTTGTAAAGTTAGTATTAGCAATAGATTTAATACTCACATTTTTTCTCTTCGGAGCTTTGCTTCGTCCCAGCCCCAACTTACTAGTCTTTGTATTAGCCTTTCGTCTTTGCACCTTTCGCATATATCTTCCTTGTTATACCTAGAAAGTATCGTTGTACAATTTTCAGTTGAACAAGTTCTCTTCTTACCTTTATTACGTTTTTTTTCGTAATAATTGGCTAGTAGCTTTTTATTAGTAACTATCCTTCTACATTCTGCAGAACAATATATACTGTTGTAGACTTTTGCTTCAAACTTTTTCTTACACTCGTTGTTTTTGCAAACTCTAGAAACACCACTACTCACTATCTCCCCAGCATAAAGCAGCCAAATCACAAGACGAGCAATTCTTAGATGTCCTCTTGTATGGTCTGTCTGGAATACTTTGTCTCACAAAGTTTCCATAATACTCTCTGTACTTTTTGAATAATTTATTTATAAAATCCTGATCTTTTTCTATATAAATTGGAAGTATCTCTTGATTGTTTTTGTTTTCATAAATAACGAAACCACCATCAAGGTCAAGACATTGCATGTATATCTGCGCTTGGCGATAGTGTTCATCTTTTGGTTTTTTGTAAATTTGTCTATAATGGAATCCTTCGGAGCTAATAGACTTTAACTCTAT